AAAGAGGTTTTGTTTATCTCAGATGCGGTTGAAGCTGCTCAACATTTTGGCGCTATTTTAGATGTTGAAGCGTTAATTGCGGTTAGAAGCTATCCCAAGTATTGGAATGAGAAAGATCCTGGCATTCGTGTGGCCATGACTCAATCAGCGCCAATCGTTGCACCTGGTAACCCTAATGCTACGTCTAAAGTGGTGGTGCTCGCTTAAATCTCAAATCTAAATCAAGTTTCAAAACGGGGCCAATATGAGCCCCGTTTTGGTTTCTGGCATTTATAAAAAGGTATTGATTATGACTAAAGCAAAAGACGCAGAAGAGAATAAAGAAGTAACAGAAAGCTTCAAATTGATTGCCATTAATACGGTGGGTAATCATTCCCCAGGTACTGTGTTTGAAGTTGAAACAAAGACTCAGTTTGATCGTTTACTTGGTTTGGGTGCGGCAAAGAAAGCACCTGAAAAAGGCTAGTCATGAAAAAGTTAGAGTTCTTTCGAATCATGGCTGAAAACCTCGGTGATGAAGCGTATTTGTCAGGTGTACCTGAGGTGGTTTTTCTTGTTCAGTTTAAAACTGAATATATAGAAACGACGGGTTATGTAGGCTCCGGTTCAACGGTGAAAGTGGCTGATGAAGACCTCCCTAATAACCCTATTGATAGTGCGCTTGTGATTGGTGATCAAACTTATTACTTACGCGAAATTGTTGATCAGTGGGTGGGAGTTACTAAGTATCAAGCTGAGAAGGTGCGCTAATGCATAAGGTTGATAAGGTTTTAGATGACGTGGTTGCCGTGTTGGACGCTGCGCTTGATATTGAGGTGAAGCGATCAATTAGCTATCGAGGCTCTGTGACATGCTTAAGGGTTGGTCAGGGTCCAGAAAATACCTTGTCAGAAGGCGCGATGACAGATGCTGATTTTGAATTAATTCTGCTGCAGGTTGTGGTTGATAAATCTGAGTCGCTTGAATCCATTGCGAATGATTACCGCGCTCAAATTCATAAGGCCTTGATGGCGGCTCAAAACTCAATTGATGGGTTGGTCAGTATTGAGCGGCCACAAGTTGAAGCGGCTGATTTTAATCCTGAGGCGACCGTTTTTCAAAGGCGCTTAACCTATAACGTGAAATACCGTTACAACACAATGGACCCCAGTTTATGAGTAAGCCTAAAGCGAAAAAAGATAAATCCGTTCGTGAACGGGTTGTATTGAATCCCCGTGAAGGTGGTAGCAAAACGATTCCTGCACCATCCCCTTTAACAGAAACAAAAGTAAAAGAGACTGAAAATGAAACTGACAAAACGTAGTGTTATTTTTCTCAAAATCGAAACGGCGCAAGGCACAGATTCGGTGCCTGTTGCTGCAAATGATGCCATTTTAGTTGAGGGTTTGAAGTGGTCTGTTGCCAGTGAACGTATGGCTGAAAGAAAGCCGACTTTGGCAACCTTTGGTCAGCTGAAGAAAATCTATGCAGGCCATATGTTAGAAGTCTCGTTTGATATGGAAATCAAAGGTTCGGGAGCCTTGGGTGAGCGCCCTGAAGTCGGTGCCCCTTTGGTTGCCTGTGGTTTTTCTGAAGTTGTTGTAGCATCCACATCTGTTGAATATATGCCTGCAACACAAGGGCAACAATCAGCCACGCTTTATGTGTTTGAAGATGGTGATTTGATCAAGCTTGTCGGATGTATGGGTAAGGTCACGTTTGATCTTTCAACGGGTGCTGTGGGCAAATCAAGTTTTACTTTCACAGGCCATCAAGACGGCAACATTGCACAAACCTCTTTACCCACTCCGACCTATGACAGCTTAACGCCATTTCCATTGATCGGTGTGAGTTTCACTATGGGTGACGCACTTGATATATCTAAGCTTTCAATTGATATGGGTATCAGTATTTCAACACCGGATAGCATGATTAGTGCTGATGGTTATGGCGATGTTTTTATTAGCGATCGCAATGTCACCGGCTCTATTGACCCTTTAGCAAAAACAGCGGATCAAAAAGAGTATTTAACCGAATGGAAGTCAGGTTCTGAGGCTGCTTTAACCACGGGTGATATCGGCAAAACGGCGGGTAATATTTACAAGATCACTCTGCCAAAAGTCTATAACTCATCGGCCCCTAAAGCGGGTGATCGTAGTGGACAAGTTAGCCGAGAGCTTTCAATTCATGCATTGCCTACGTCTGGTGATGATGAGTTTAGTTTGTTGTTTACCTAAATCAGGGGGAGATATGCGTTTAGATACCGCAAGTAAATTAGTACCAACTTGGTTTGATTTGGAGCCAACAAAACCAGATGAAGAATCAGTGCCAGGCTTTATGTTGAAGCCGCTATCAAGCATGCAATTTATGCAAGTGGCGGCGGGTATGACAATCAATGAATCAGGTGCGCAAACCTTTTCGCCTCAAGCGGTTCGCGATGCTTTTCGGATGGCTGTAACGAACTGGCGTAATGTGACAGAAGAAGATGATCAAACTGAGGTTGAGTTTTCATTACACTTAATGGATTACCTACCCTTTAAAGTTTTGAATGCGGTGTTCAGTGAAATTATTACGCGAGCAACGATTAGAGAATACGAAAGAAAAAACTAATTATCGCAGTGGCTGTTTATCAAAATGCCAACGACTTTGACTGCAGTCGTTGTACCTGGGGAAGGCATTGTAATAAGGATAATCCAGCACCCATCAAACAATGGATCATTAAAGATGTGATTGAATCGGCTACGTGTCTCAAGCCTATGATCACCTCTACTTCAAATGAACTTGTCTCTCTTTACTCACACTTTTCTAAAAATCGGTTTCCTTTGGCGGGTGGTCTGTTGGATCAGCCTGCAGCATTTGTTAATGCGATGGAAATCATAGAATCAGCGGTTGAAAATAACGATGAATGAATCTCGCCATGCGTTTGTTTTGACGGGCTCGGATCAGACGAGAGCGGCGTTTAGTTCTGTGAATGCGTCTGTTACCGATATGCAGAAAACAGTAGTGTCGGCCACTGAGTTGATTGCGACGGCATTGGGTGGGGTTGGCATTATTGCCTTCACGACTCAAATGGGGCAGATCGGTGAAGAGTCTTTACTTGTGGCTGATCGGTTGGGGGTGACAACGGAACAAATTACGTCATTGCAGTATGCAGCTAGCCAGTTTGGGCTTGATGGTGAAGCGATGAATGGTGTGTTGCAAGACATGTCGATTCGTATTCAAGAGTTTGGTGAAATAGGAACGGGTGAAGCAGCAGACTTCTTTGAAAACCTTAATTTAGATGTTAAAGATTTTATTGATTTGTCACCTGATGAGCTGCTGCTAAAAGTGGCTAAAGCACTTGATAATGTGGGGGAGGCGTCAACGCGTGTTTACCTTGATCAGTTGGGTGGTGATGACCTTGTTTCCTTGTTGCCTGCGTTGAGAAACAGTGCTGAAGGGTTGAAAGAACTAAGACAAGAAGCTTACGACACGAACAAGGTGCTTTCACAAACTGATGCTATTCGTTTAGCCAGTATTGCGAATGAAGTGAGTATCTTTGAGAGCTCAGTTAAAAGTCTGTCTTTGCAATTAGCGGCAGAGTTTGAACCCACGGTTAAAGCGATCAGCGAAACATTTAAACGCTTTACGGATGATGAAGAGGCAGTGGCAACCGGCCTGAATATTATAGGGACATCAGCCACAGTTGTTTCTGGTATTTATTTGGGACGTCTAGTGAGCGGGTTTGTGGCATCCACACAGGCTAAATATGCTGATATTGCCGCGACACGCCAAAAGCTTGTGGTAGATATTGAAAGTGCTCGGGTTGAGTTGGTTGCAGCTAATCAAAAACTAACGGTTGAGAGGGCCGCTTATGCTCAAAGTTTGGTTGCAAAACGGGCTGATATTGTTGCGTCAGAATTAGAATCAAGAGCGAACCTTGATAGATTGCGAACCACACAATTAGCAGCGGCGGCTGAAGTTGAGGACGCGCTGGCACTTAAAGCAAATGCAAATGCAATCGAGCACAACGTATTGCGTACAACTCGCTTAACAGCGGCTGAAAATGCGTTAAGGATTGCACGAGAAAAGCGAAAAGTATCAACAGATCGGTTGTCTGCGTCTGAGCAAAGGCATTCTGCATTGATTACCAAAAATGCGGCAAGCCTTGAGGTGTTAGCGAATACCACTAAGCGAGTGGATAGAGCCACAACGCAAGCCACGGCAAAAACTCAAAAGCTTCAAGCAGCACAGGCTGCGTTTAATTCAACGGCTAAAACAGGCACGGTTATAACCCGTGGTCTAGCGGGCAGTATGGCGCTCTTGGGCGGGCCTATCGGTTTACTCACATTAGCGGCGACCACCTTGGGCGTGTATGCCATGACTGCGGGGGAATCTAAAAGTGATTTTGATGCGGCGGCAGGGTCCATTGAAGGCTTGCAGGAAAAACTAAAAAAAGCCCCGCCTAATGAACTTAATGCGATGTTGCAACAGCTTCAAAGTGAAGCGTTGGCAACGGAAGTGGCAATGGAGTCAATCAGCCTTGCTGAAAATACGGGGTCGGCTAGTCCAGATCTTGACCTTGACTATCATCGTAGAACGCAAAACCTCAAGGATGAAACGGAGAAGCGGAATAAGTTATTAGAAAGAGAATCACTGGTTCAAGCCACTATCAATAAGCGCGCTGCAGATGAGGCTAAAAAACAAGCCTTCATCAAAGAGGCCATCATAAGTGAAAGCCTCAAAAAGCAAATTGATAAGATAAATAATTATGGTAAATCAGCTGCTGATCTAAGGCTTGAGGCCTACCAAAAAGAACAAGCTGATATTAATGAAATGGGTACGAGAAAGCTCATCTCTCAAACGCAATTGTATTCCATGCTTCATGCGTCAGAATCCAAGTTTAATCTTGAAATGGAACAGATGCGGAATCAGCAAAAGCTATCAACGCTGGTTCAATTTGGGACTGAGTATTCTCAGCGTGAAAAGATGGGGTTAGAGCATCAAAAACGCATGCTAGATTACATCAAAACAACGGGCATTACGGATGAAAAGGACGAGCGTTTAGCGGCGTATTGGGACCGGTCTTATCAGTACGGTTTAACCAGTCTAAGAAACTATCAAGATGGGGTGATGAAAGAGTATCGCAACTACGGTAAAAGCGCTGTGCAGTTGGAGCGAGATCGTTATTCAAAAGAGCAAGATGAGCTTAAAAAACACCTCAAACGCAAAGATATTACGCAGGCCCAATATGATGAAGCGAGCCAAGTAGCCGCCCTTCGAAATTCTGATTCCTTAAAGAAAATTAAACAGGCTGAGTTAGATTCAAAGATCACGGCTCAGCGTGACTTCGCAAACCTCTTTGTGGGCATGGCTGACAGTGAAAACAGCAAGCTTGCAGCGATCGGTAAAGCGGCGGCAATTTATAATATTGGTTTGAGTACCTATCAAGGCGCTATTGCGGCTTATGCTGCTTTGGCTCCTATTCCTATTGTCGGACCTGCGTTGGGTGTTGCGGCAGGTGTTGCTTTGGCGGCATATGGTGCGGAGCAGATTGCTAACGTTAATAATCAGAGTTATCACACAGGCGGTGTGGCGGGTCAGGCTTCAGATAATTACGGGCAGCGACTTAAAGCGGGTGAGATGAATGCCACCTTGCTGATCAATGAAGAGGTTTTAACCGCAGATGATCCTAGGCATAGAAAGAATCTGAAACTCTCAAATGGAAGTTCACAAAGCTCATCAAATGGGGCAATCAGTCTGGTGATTGGTGATGTGATTGTTAAGGTCGAAAATACAAATGCTAATCCAAATGAAATCGCTAATACAACGGCTGATGAGATCGCAAATACGGTTATGACTGTATTGCAATCAAGGCAGGGTCAAAAGGCAGTTTATAGCGGGGTTGGTGCTGAAGCAGGTCGTAATATGGGTAAGATTAAGGGTGTTCGCTCTTAGTTAAGTTAATTCTAATATATTAAATTTGAGATCTTATGATTCCTTATCTTATTGATGCGAATGTTGCTGTCTCATCAAGAGATCCAACGGCTGTCAGTGTGTCACGTTCTGGTAAAAAACTGTCTCGAAACTTAGAGCAACAAGTCTGGCTATTCTCTGTTGAGTGGCCTGATTTACTGCATTCAAAAGCGGCGGTGTTAGAAGTTGCTTTAGATGAAATGAAAGGGCAAATGTTAACTGCTCAAGTGTTTCATCCTGTTCGAAGTTATCACCCTAATGCCAGTGGTGCTTGGCATGTTTCGATTGCAGCGAGTGCGGGTGAAAAGCTGGTGTCATTAGCGGGTGTTGGAGAGTTATCCATAGGGCATTTTATTGTTTTCTCCGGTCACTCTAAAGCGTATCGGGTGATGAAGTATGAAAACAATGTTGCGACTGTTTATCCCTCTTTGAGGGAGGGTTTGAACAGTGATACCGCCATTATTCAAGATGTGCCTTTTACCGTAACCCGTACTGATGATGAAACTAACTATCCCACTTCTGGCCCGATAGTGTCTATCTCTGCTGAGTTTGAAGAGCAGCTTTTTTAATTCCTATTTCTAGGGGATTCATGATTATTCGAAATTTAATTCGCTTGGAATTTTCAGGCAATGGTGAGCTATTGCTAACAGACGGTGGCGTGCCTGTGACTTACCTAGATCACCATTATGTGCCGGATGCGTATTTAAAAGACATTGGTGATGTCGAAGAGCAATTAGAGCTGAATACACAAGATTGGGATCTGACATTAGGGGTTGAGGATGTGGCATCTGATGCCGTGTTATTTGCGTTTCGATCGGGTGCTTACCTTAACCAAAAAGTCACCTATTACCGTCAATACATTTGGGACGATGACAGCATTGAATTTCATAAATTGTTTGAAGGGAAAATGATTAGTTATGAAGAAGAGGATGCGGAAGAAGGCACCACGGTTGTTGTGACAAGTTCGGCCAATATTATTCACTGGCAGCAAGTGAAAGGCCGTAAAACTAACAGCGACTCACAACAGCAATATTACCCACTTGATAAAGGGTTTGAGTTTGCAGGTATGGAAACAAAAGACATTAAGTGGGGTGAATAGTGGGCTTATTTAGTGGGATTAAAAACGTCTATCAAAGCTTTTACAGTAACGTTATTGATGTTGTATATGATGCTTGGAAGGATGTGGGTGATTGGCTTGTTGATGAGTTGATCAGCAAAGAGGGACCGTTACCCGATAATCTATTAGTTAATAATAATGATGCGGTTTCCAGTCTTCCTGTTGTATATGGTGAGCGCAGATTAGGTGGTACACGGGTTTATCTTGTGAGCTCTGGTTCAAAGAACAAATACCTTAATTCAATTTTAGCCATTGCTGAAGGGGTGGTTAACGGCATCTCTGACATTGAGATAAATGATAAACCTGAAAGCGCTGTGACCAGCAAACTTAGGTATACAAAGTATTTAGGGGCAACAACACAAGCGGCAGATGCGCAATTTGTGTCTGAGCTGACAGCTTGGACCAGTGAGCATACTTTGAATGGTGTGGCTTATTTGGCGTTACGTTATGAGTATGACCAGGATACGTATTCAGGTTTACCCACGGCCACTTCATTGGTTAAAGGCTTGTCTCTTTATGATCCAAGAACGGCCACTTCAGCCTATTCAACAAACTATGCTTTAGTGGTATTAGATTACTTTCGTTCGGCTGTGTATGGGGTCGGCATTACGGATGATGCTTTAATTGATTTTGAATCGTTTAAATCGTCTGCTAATACGGCTGATTCTGAATATGCGAGTTCAGTTGATAGTGAGGTGATGGTTAAGCGCTTTGCCTGTAATACGGTGGTTGATACGTCAAAATCACCTTTAGATAATATTAAAGAATTGGTGTCAGAGAGTCGGGGTTTTTTAACTAATTCAGCGGGCCAATGGCGTTACATTATCCAGAACGATACGACCTCAAATCACACCATAACTTTTGATGATATTGTGGGCAGTATTTCACGGCAGTCAAACGGAGCCCGTGATAAGTACAATAAAGTTACGGTGAAATATGTAGATCCTGATTTGGGTTGGAGTGAAAACGAAGCCACTTACCCGCTTGATAATGATGAGTACGAAACCTATTTAGAAGAAGATAATTTTGAAGAATCACACCAAGATATAACCGTGTCATCGTGTACCAATCGTTATCAAGCAATCGATATTGCGCGCCAGGCATTACAAGAAAGCCGGATTGGTGGCGGTATTTCGTTTGAAGGTCAGCCTTGGTTAATCAAAGTTCGCGTGGGCGATTTGATTAATATGGATGTACCTGGTCTTGCTGATAATTATCTTTATCGTGTGTCTTCACGGTCCTTGCCGCAAACGGGCGGCGTAAGTATCCAAGGCATTGTTTATGATCCCAGTGTTTTTCCATGGATTGATATTCCTGATCAGACCGCACCGGATGTACCTTTGGTGGTTGATGCTTCCTTTTTGCCTGATCCAACGTCACCCACTTTTACCTCCGATGAATTTAACATTGCCTCTGCAGGAGTTCTTAAATGGACACAATCAGATTCTGCGTTTGTTAAAGATTATCAAGTTGAGGTTTATCGGGTAGCCGATAATAAATTGGTATTGAGTACGGCGGTGCCTGTTGTGAGTGGGTGGGCTGATGATTATCAGCCTTCGGTGATGGTGCCTTATCTTGAATCGGGTGCTTACCTTGCGCAGGTACGGGCACGCAATACGATTACCCGCTCAAATGCAGTTGATGTCAGCTTTCAAGTAGCCGTTCCTATTTTGGATAAAGTAACCGGCTTAACCCTGTTAGGGGGATTTGATTCAGAACTTGTTTTAAGTTGGGATGACATTAATCTGGCGGCGTTGTCTCACTATCGCATTGATATTATCGATGTTGATAATGGGGCTGTGTTAGCGAGTCAATCAAGCACTGTTTCGTCCGTTACCTTAGCGTTTTCTTTGTTTAAGTCACTTGGTTTTATTCGTCGTTTTGATGTGCGGGTTTATGCGCTTAATGTTAGCAATCAAGCCAGTGATTTTGCCTCGTTAGCCATTACGAAAAATGCCCCTGCAGCACCCGCTGATGTGCAAGTGTGGGCGGGTGTCGATGAATTAAAGTTCACCTTCACTGCAACAGCTAATGCAACGGGTGTGGTGTGTTGGCTTTCAACGGTGTCACCTGTTGTGCAAACCGATTCGAATCAGATTTATTCGGGGTCTGCGTTGAGCGTTACGGCCAGCGGCTTATCTGAGTTTACTCAGTACCATTTATCTATTGTGTCTTACGATGCGTTTGGTTTTGGTCCGGCGGTTAGCTATGTCGCAACAACCATGCAAGATGCCGTTGCGCAATCTATTCAGCAATTAACCCAACGTGATTTAGACATTGAATCAAATGTTGCTGATTCAATTCAGTCATTAAGCGAACGTGATTTAGCCATTGAATCAGATGTAAAAGCATTGGCGCAATTAACGCAAGAAAATGCGGTTAAAGCCTTGGTGAATCAAGATGACGTGGCAGAGGCTGTTTTAAATGCAGCGGCGGCCAGTGCTAAGGCTGATCGTGTCCAGTTGGGCCAGAATGATGAGTATTACCGGATCTTGAATGCGGTGGTTGAAATTGACCCTGCCAGCGGCGTGATTATCAGTCGTGCTACTCAGTACACGAACAATAAATTTAGTGAAGCTGAGCTTTTAATTGATGCGGCAAATGAGGTGATTGAGTTACAAGTCCAGCGAATAACAACGACTG